ATCAACCGGGGCCGCGTTGGTGGCGTCCTCAACGGCGGCACCGCCCTTTACACACGCACTCGCATTCGCATCGACAACACCAGCGGAACGGTATTTGGGGGAGGTGGGCTTGGCGGTGGCGGCGGGTCATACCTTATTCAAAACCCCAATTCTTCGAGCTATCGGGCATCGGGCAATGGCGGCTCGGGTGGCAACGGCGCCGGGTTCAGTTCTTCGGGTGTGGTGACCATGAGCAACGCGCAATCGGGGTTCAGTGGCAGCTCACAACAGTTAGGCGGGCCATCAACAGGCTCGCTGGGTGTTTCTTACGGCGGCAGAGGCGGATATGGCGGCTCCATCGGTCAGGCAGGGTCCATTGGCTCTGATGGCAGTGCGAGCGGGAACTACACCTTGATTCAGGTCTACCAGCCCAGCCGGGGACAACCCGCAGGCCTTTACGTTGACGGAGCGAGCTTCGTCACCTGGATCGTTGAAGGCATCCGTCTGGGTAACGCAGCAAATTGAGGATCGACATGTATATCGACACAACTACCAATGAATGGGGCCTGACCCCAGCTGCAATCATGCAGCGTCACCCTTTAACAGTTTTCCCTGATCCATTTTCCCCTCTTGAGCAATACGCGCAGGTGGCGGATCAACCCCAGCCATTTTTTGACGCAGCGACTCACAAGGCAGTGGAGCAGCAGCCTTTGTGGAGTGAGCGCGGCTATCTGCAACAGTGGCACGTCGTGCCGCTGAATGAAAAGGAGCTTGCACATCTTCAGGCCGAGCGCCTGGCTGCTGAGCAGACCGCATTAGATTCAAATCGGATAACGATTTCGCGCACCCAAGGTTTGATCTATATCTATCGCATGTTGCGGGTGACTGAGGCGGATATAGAAATTCAGATGGAGTCGTTGGAAGACGAAGACACCAGGTACGAGGCTACCTTGTACTTTCGCTCTGCAACTTGGGATAGCGACAACCAATATGTACTTGCCTTTGGTGCTTGCATTGGTTGGGATACGCCTGCCAAGGTGGAGCATGCTTTCCGCGCCGCAAGGGGGCTGTAGTGGCTGGTGTTACAGCCGAAACGGCCCCCCAGAAGCGTTCTTATTTTTGAGGTTCATGTGGAGTGAACAGACCCGCAATCGTCAAGTAGCTCGACAACGACTGTGCAAGGCGTTGATGGCATTGGGTGCTGAACCCGACCTCATGCCAAGGTGCACCGGTTTGCCGCATCGCTAGGCTGGGCTGCCGTACCCATCTCCTATGCCATCTGACCTCTTAGGAGCCTAATACGAAAAGAATATGACAATCCAAGAACTCCTCTGCAAAATCCTGCGCAAATTTTGCGTTCGTTGCTGTCCCTTGTCGGTAGAACTGAACGGGGACAGTATTTTGTTTGGCTGGGGCTGCGACAGCACGCCAGCAATGCAGATGCGCGCGCAGCGCCCTCGATGGACGCTGACGGACCGCAATGCCTGTGGTCTGCGGATGGCGGACTTCATGCAGGGCTACCAGGAGCCATTTCCTGGTGCGCCACCCGACATGTATCCCGCAGGTCCGCAGCCCGCATTCAAAGATGCCCTGCACCAGGCTCAGGTGATAGTGCTTGGTCTGGGCCTGAACGACTCCTACGGCTATCTGTCGCCGGAGGCCTACCGGCAGCAACTGCTGGATGCGCTGGCGGTCATTCGCAGTGCGGGCGCCGTCCCGGTGTTCACCGGCCTTGTGCCCATCCCCAGTGGCTACTACGACCCTGGGCAAGATGCCAATCTTCTGGCCTTTCAGCAAGTGATGCGCGATGTCGCGGAATCGCAGGGTGTCATCCATGCTGATTGGGACGAGGAGTACCAAGGCGAAGGGGACCTGCAGGACGACCATATCCATCGCAGCCAGAACGCGACGGACCGACTGACGGCCCGCTTGATCGCAGCCATTGACCGCGCGGCAAAGCGCGTCTGACCTGGCTGCACAACCCATGACCCGCTTCGGCGGGTCTTTTTATTTCTAGGAGGCCTGATGCAAAGCACAGACATCAGCATGCCGATGGCCAAGGCGACCAGTGCGGTCACGTTGGCCACCGCAGCACAAACGGACATGGCGGACAAGCTGGTTCAGGCCGCCACTGTCAACACCAGTGCCCAGACCTGGCACTGGGTCAATGCAATACCCTGGGGCGCGATCGCCTCGATCGTGGCGGCGCTCTACACCTCGCTGTTGATCTGCGAGTGGTTCTGGAAAAAGCTCTGGCGCCCGGCTTTCGAGCGCTGGGGGTGGCTGGCGCCGCGCAAGCCCTTGGTGACCATGACCCTCGACGACTTCCAGCACCTGAGTGATACACCAAGGATGGAGCCATGAGCCGGGTGCCCCATGCGCTGCGCACCGGCTTGATGGCCTTGGCTGTGCTGCTGGCAGGTGGAGGCGGTTATGTGGTGGCTGAGCGCGACCAAGTAGCCGCCCAGACGATGGCTGCGCA